AAATCATTATTAAAAGCACTATCTCTTTGCGGAATAAAAAAATCGTTTTTATTTCCTGAATTGCAGTATCAAATAGAAAACATAGTCGAAGATATTGTCTACGGAGAAAATAAAAAAATACATTTAGTGTGGGATGGCGAGGATGAGAATCTGTAACAAAGATATGTTATTTTATTGTATGGAGAAGTCAATAAATGCAATTGCAAAAATTGGAACCACTGATGCAGATGAGACAGAGGTTTATTATTTGGTGGGAACGGCCGTTCATTGGACAGTAGATTGTTTGGACCGTATACCATATGAGGTTGTGGATGTTTTACATAGGGAGTTGTTTTCTGCATTACGTTGTGCTAATAATTGTTTAAAGCATAACATAACGTTTAAGAAAGCTCATAAATCGGTGGGGCACGGTTATCCATATAAATATCCATATGATTACGGGGTGCATTTTTTGTGGTCTGCACTAGACGATGTTGATATCCCAGAAAGCATGAAAAATCAGAGAAAAAACTATAAGGAAAAATTAGAAGATAAGAATGTGTTTTATACGCTATTAGAGGTGAAAAATATTGTGAGTGAATATTTTAAAGTGCTATAAAGATGAGTGCTATATTATTGCGTTCTTGAATTACGGCCTTAAGAGAAGGAGCTTGATATAGAAAAAAGTCAGCCATGCAATAGTGGTTGATTTTTTTAATATAAATTCAAATTTCATGCATGGAGGAAACGATGAACATAAGAGCAAAAATAAATAAACTACAGTTATTTCTCGCTATAAACGGAGTAGAGCTAAAGATTAATCAGTATCAACATTATTCCGAAGAGCAAAAGAGGATGAAGAACATATACTGTATATGCACTCCGGTATATGATAACCTCATAAATGCTAAAAGAAACCGCCAGCTATTTTCTACGAGCTCACAGATAGATATCATACAGATATTCGCAATGATGGCAAAAGAAGTCATGCGGGTAGCAAGGGCAGGTGGATAAAATGAAAGAATTAACATCAAGGCAAAAAGCCTTCGCAGATTACTACCTTGAACTTGGAAACGCAACTGAGGCGGCAAGGAGAGCCGGATACAAAGGAAACAACCTTAACCGGGTTGCAAGTGAGAACTTGACAAAACTAGGCATAAAGCAATACATCGAAGAAAGACAGAAACAAATAGACTCAAAGCGCATTGCCACGATAGAAGAGGTGATGCGCTTTTATACTGCGGTAATGAGGGGGGAAGTTAAGGACCAATTTGAATTGGATGCAGAGCTTAAGGATAGATTGGCGGCAGGGAAGGAACTTATGAAGCGGCTGGAGTTGTCAGAGGATAAGATGAGCGATGGAGGAGGTATAGAGATAATAAATGACGCGCCAACAGATTAGAATATCAGATATTATTATCCCTAAATATCTTCCCATATTTAATAATCGGCAAGTAAAACATATTATTCTTACATCTGGTAGAGCCGGAACAAAATCAAGTTTTGCAGCAATCAGGGCTGACTACCAGCTTGTGTCAGATGCTAATGGGTCTGTAGTAGTGCTAAGAAAGCGTCACAATAAACTACGGAAAACAGTATATAAGGAAATGTTGAGGGGAATAAACAGGTTACAAGTACCAAAGCACCTATTTAAAATTGGAAAGTCACCAATGGAAATCACTTACAAAAAGTATGAGACGACGATGTATTTTTCGGGCTCAGATGGGATAGATGATACAAAAGGTATTATTGACGAAGATAAGCCGATTAAGCTTGTAATTCTTGATGAGCTAACAGAATTCTTTGATGATGGAGAAGGGGAAGATGAACTTGCTAACATAGAAGCTACGTTCGTCCGAGGAAACAAATCAGGATTTCAAATGATATATCTGTATAACCCTCCAAAGAATCCTAATGCTGAAATAAATCAATGGTGTAAGAAGATGGAAGAGCGTAGTGACTGCGTGCACATCCACACTGATTATAGAGATGTCCCGATTGACTGGCTCGGACAAGACCTTATAGATACAGCGGAGGAGATGAAAGCGGCAGATATAAAGATGTATCGCTGGACATGGCTAGGGGAATCAACGGGAGTCGATGATTTGATATATTATATGTTTTCTCCCAAAGCACATATATACAATCCTGAATCTTACAGTAAAGAGTCGCGAGAGGCAATAGGGGAAATAGGAATCGGTGTAGACTACGGGCAGAAGAATCCAACAACGTTTGAAGCATTTGGTATAGACCATGAAGTACAGTGTCTAAGAGGCCTGAAAGAATACTATTACTCGGGAAGAGATGAAAACAAACAAAAGTCTCCTTCTGATTATGCAAAGGATATGAAAAAGTTTTGTGATGAACTGGAGCGCGAATATAAAAGGGTTGTAAGTTATATTTTTATTGACCCATCGGCCGCGGGGTTAATTGAAGAGGTGAGAAGGATTCTTCCACATATAAGTGTTATTCTAGCTAAGAATGATGTAGCGCTTGGCATAAGCAGAGTACAAAAATTCCTTTCTTTCAAAAAGATTTTGGTCAGCACATCACAGAAAATGCTTATTAGAGAAATGGGCCTATATCAATATGACGAGAAAAGTATACAAAAAGGGAAAGAAGAGCCTCTCAAAGTAAACGACCATTGCGAAGACGCGCTACGTTATCTAATAATGGGGATGTGGAGGCTTATATCATATATGCTCCCGATGTCAGAAAGGGGTGATAACAGATGATACAATACGAAAATGTACAGAAAGCTATGGGAGTAGACATTGCTGTATCAAATAAAATGTCTGATGCTATATATAAATGGACAAAGATGTACGCAAACGAAGCACCGTGGATAAATGAAGAGATAAGAAGCTTGAATCTGGCCAGTTCTATATGCTCTGAGATGGCTAGATTGGTTACGATGGAGTCCGAAATCAAGATAACTGGAAGTCAGCGGGCAGACTTAATAAGCGATTCTATGGCAATGTTTATTAAGAATTTGCCAGTATATGTTGAGCACGCGTGCAATGGCGGGGGAATTGTATTTAAGCCTTATATAGATAGTCAGGGGATTGCGATAGATATAGTAAAGGCTGGATATTTCTATCCGGTTGAATTCGATGGTGCGAACCACATAACTGCAGTTATTTTTCCTGAATTCAAGACAGTAGGGAAAAAATTATATACTAGATTAGAATATCAGGAATTAAAAAATGGACGCTATATCATTGCAAATAAAGCGTTTGTCAGCAGGAAAGCAGTAGTGAAGAATGATAACGTTATAAATCTTGGACAAGAGATATCATTAGAAGATGTTCCCGAATGGGCGGATATGGAGCCATATGTAGAATTTGAAAGCGCTGACAGAACACTATTTTCTTATTTTAGGATGCCGATGGCCAATAATATTGATACGGAGTCACCGCTTGGCGTTGCAGTGTATGCAAGAGCTGTAAATCAAATAAGGGATGCAGACGAACAATATGGCGCTACAATGTGGGAATATAAAGCAAAAGAGACCGCTATACAAGCCGCTGACGAGTTTTTTCAGAGGGACAGAAAGGGTCATGTAATTCTTCCAAAAGGGAAAAAAAGAATATACCATGCTATGGGCCCCGGTATTTCTGACATTGAGGGGAGACCGTTTTTTAATGTATACTCTCCTCAAATACGTGATGAGAGCTTTTTTAATGGTTATAATCGTATTGTGCAGAAAATTGAATTCAATAGTGGACTTGCCTATGGGACATTATCAGACCCTCAAGTGGTGGAGAAGACAGCCGAAGAAATAAAAACTAGTAAACAGCGTTCCTATGCCACTGTAAAAGCAATACAAAATAGCTTGGAGGATGCGCTTCAAACGCTGGTAAGCGCAATTGATGCGTGGATTGATATTGCCGGAATGTCTCCACCCGGTAAAGTCGAAATGACGAGTATATGGGACGATTCAATAATTGTAGACAAAGAAACCGAAAGGCGTCAAGACTTGCAAGATGTTTCAATCGGCGCTATGCAATTATGGGAATACCGGATGAAATGGTATGGGGAAACAAAAGAGATTGCGCAAGCAATGGTATCAGACACAGCAGAAGTAGTTGAAAAGTAGGCGATAGAAATGTTAACGCAAGGAGATATTGAGAAAATTCCGGTTGCTATGGAACAAGCTGCATCAAGGCTGGAACTAAACATTATGAAAGATATCGTCAGGAGAATCAAAGCCAATTCTGATATGACATCATCTGCAGAATATCAGATAGATAGATTAAGGCAATTGGGGAAAACAGATGCGTACATAAAGAAGGAAATACAGTCTTATTTGCAAATAACAGATGATGAATTAGAACGTTTATTCAAAGATATTATAAAGAATGAATATGAGAAGTTCGATGATATATATATAAAGACAGGTCACAATCACACGCCGTTCGGAAGCAATAAAGAGATTGTAAAGATGGTCGAAGCTGTAATGAAACAGACAGCGGATAGTTTCAAGAATATATCACAATCCTTGGGGTTCACAACGATGAAGGATGGTGTAAAGATATTCCTGCCTATTGCTGAATATTATCAAACAGTACTTGATAATGCAGTTCTTGGTATGACCACGGGGGCATTTAGTTATGAAACTATGTTAAAAAAGGCCGTAAAGGAAATGACGAGAGGGGGTATGAGGACTGTCGCATATGCTTCCGGGAGAAGATACCGTATTGAATCGGCTACCAGAGCTGCACTAATGACTGGATTCAACCAAATCAATAGTTTTATGAATGAACAAGCCGCAAGGGAACTAGGAACTGACGATTATGAGGTGTCTTATCACATTGGGGCCAGACCATCACATCAAACATGGCAGGGGCGCGTATATAGCTATCAAGAATTGAAAAGTATTTGTCTTCTTGGGGATGTAACAGGTTTATGTGGAGCGAATTGTTATCACTCGTATACTCCGTTTGTCAAAGGCATATCCACTCGAAATTATACGGATTCGCAGTTAGATAAAATGATAGCAGACGAAAATACTATAAAGTATTATAAGGGGCAAGAGTATACAACTTATACTGCCCTACAAAGACAACGGGATTTGGAGCTGCTTATGCGTAAGCAACGTCAGGATATAGCATTGTTAAAAGAAGGGCAAGGGAATGACTTTGATATAATGGCATGTCAAATAAGATATCGCGATACGATGAATAAATATGTAGATTTTTCAAATGTGCTAAATCTACCCCAACAAAAAGAACGTATTTATATGGATGGACTTGGAAGAGTCGCATAGCAAAAAGTTTATTGCACACAAGAAATCCCTTGTGTGTTTTATTTTGTCCGAAAAACCCTTAAGACAGATAAACTGATGGGGAATACTCCTGTGGCATGAGAGATAAACTGCCACGGCCGGCGGAGACACCGCAGATAAAAACAGATAGGCCAAGAAAGGAAAAGCATGGATTTTTTAAAAGAAGTATTAGGCGAGGAAATGTATGGTCAGTTCGCCGAAAAAGTGAACGCTTACAATGAATCCGCAGGGGAAGGGAAACAGATTAAAATCGACAATATCAATAGCGGAAACTATGTAAGTAAAGCTAAGTATATGGACATGCAGACAGAAAGAGACGGCCTGAAAGGTCAGCTCACGGAAGCGACAGAAACTATCGGTTCATATGAGAAATTGGACATAGATGGGATTAGAAAATCTGTTGAAGAATGGAAAGATAAGTATGAAGCGGATACTAATGCCCTTCAATCCAAGATTGAAACACAGCAAAAGCAGTTCGCTGCTGAGAAATTCATTGATGGCCAAAGAATCAAGTCGCCATTATCGAGAAAAGCAATACTGGGAGAATTCATGTCGCAGGATTTCGAATTCAAGGATGGCGCTTTTGTTGGGGCAGAAGATTACATGAAGACAATGAAAGAAAAGTACCCCGATGAATTTGAACAGGATGAACCGGAGCATAAAAAAACTTTCGTGCGCGGCACCCGTAACACACACAAGCCTCAAACGAAGTCTGAACAGGAAGCGTTTCTTGAGGCCAAATATGGAAAGAACAAATATTACAAACAGTAGAAGGAGAATAGACTATGGAATATGGCGGATATAATGTAAACGAAAAATACAGCAGCATTGTTGCACCTAACCTTTATTTTGACTCGGTGTTTCAGCCGGGACTTACTTACAGCGACCAGTATCAGGGAGATGCGGAAAGCGCCGGGGCGGTAAAAATATTCCGACTTGCGGCAAAGTCGGCAAATGGGCCCAAAGCACCGGGGTCAGACTTTGACCATGAAAAAGGAGATAACGAACTCATTCCATTGCTGTTAAACAATCTGCAGCAGGAATCTACAAAAATATACAATGTGCAGGCAGAGGCGGTTCCTTATGATATGGCAGATGCACATCTATCGCAGTCAGTGCAGGTGTGCCGTGAGGGATGGCAGATGTCCGGGCTTGCCTGCCTTGCACGCGAAGGTACAACATTGTCAGATACCGAAGCAATTACAGCATCTAACATTATAAGCAAAATCATTGCAGGTAGGAAGAGCATTAGAAAACAGAAAGCTTCTGCAAATGTGGTAATGGCATCTGTGGAGACATACAGCACGATGCTTGAAATTGCAGGTGACAAATTCACGCCGGTTACTAATGATGAGATTGTAAGAACGGGCCAGATGGGATATTATCTCGGAATGTTGTGGGTAGAATGTAATATGCTCGACCTTACTTCGGAGGCGAAGTATTATGATTTCACCGGGACATTACAAACAGAAGACCTTTCCAAGGTAGAGTACATCATGTATGACTGGAGAGGTCTCCATATTGTAGATTTGCTGGCTATGGCAAGGCTTAAGGATTCTGAGAATTTCAACGGCTCATTAGCACAAATCGAAATCTGTACAGGTTATCGGCTTGGCGATAAAAATTATGCGGTTGTAAAAAAACAGGGAGCTTAGTTAATCTGAATGTTACCTCAGTGGCGGGTAGCACGAGCGGGACTACGAAGATAACAGTAGTCCCAATTTTAACAAGCGGAAATAGCTACAAATATAAAATAGCCGCAAACCCGACTATGCCTAAATTAGGTGTAACATGTACGACCGGATACAAAACGTGGGACGGAGTATCGGATATTGAAGCAACTTCCGGAATGAAAATTGTTATTGTAGAAGTTGACTCAATGAACAAATGTGTCGGAGTTGGTAGCGCTATACTTGAAGTGGCGTAGTTAAGGAGGTGGCAAGCATGGTTACATATGCATCATATGAATACTATACAAAGTATGCTGGAAAAACAAAGAAGATTCCGGAAGAGGATTTCGAGTATTGGAGTAATCGGGCCTCTTCCGAAATCAGACACCTTACGTTTGGGAGGATTGATTTGCTATCAGACATTCCATATTGTGTACAGATGTGCTGTTGCGAAGTGGCAAATAAATTGTATCAACACGAATCAACCAAGGACGAAAGTGGTAAAATCTTACAAAGCTATAGTAATGACGGAGAGTCAGGAACGTATCTAGTGAGCGAACTCACAGAAAGCGCATTAGAGAAAGAGATTTATAAGATTATATATAGACATCTTTCGCTTACTGGCTTGATGTATGCAGGGGTATGATAATGAATCCAAATTATACACATACAATTACGTTATATAATTGTTTGCGTGCGTCTGATAATGCGAAAAAGACTGATGTATGGTATAGGAAAGTCATACATAATTGTTATTATAAATCTTTGATTGATAGGGTAGAATCTGGAAAAGGCTTACAAATGACAAATGTATATACTGTTAGGATTCCATCAAGCAATAATTACAGACCCTATCATCAGTGGATACTTCTTGACGAACAAGATAGAGAACAATTCTTTACTCTTAAACCAGATGATATTGTAATACATGGCGAATGTAAAGATGAAATCGGCGCAAATCATGCAATCTCATCGGCACAATTACTCAATAAGTATAAACCAGAATCGTTCCGGATAACAGCCATTTCGGATAATACAAAAGCGATTGCCGGAAAACATTATAGGCTTGGAGGGTAGTTGCATGAAAATAGAAATGAAGTGGAAAAAAGAAGTAAAGCAGATTGCAGAAGAAGCTACCGGAAAGGGGTCAACTCTATTGTTTATGGCTAATGAAGCAAGAAGGCTGATGGAGCCATATGTTCCAGCCAGAAATATGATATTGTCACGCAATGTAAGAACATATGTGCAAGGAAACGAAGGGATTGTTCATTACTTGTCACCACATGCGAGATATCAGTTTAATGGAATCTTAATGGTGTCAAGGATAACTGGAAGTCCTTGGGCGAGATATGGAGAAAGTAAAGTCGAGACGGGCCGCCCGCTAAATTATGATAAATCCCGACATGCATTTGCTACATCACATTGGGACAAAGCCATGAAAACAGCAAGAATAGAAGAGTTTACAGATTCTGTACAGAGATTTGTTAGAGGGAGGTAATATGACAAAGCATGAAGCGATGATAGAATACATAAAACCTATCATTGGAGAGCTGACGGGTGGGCTCACCGTATTTAACTTTGCTAATAATTCCCCCGGCAGTTTATCATTCTTGACGGACTATTCTGGAAAAACCATAAAGAAATATATAAGGGCCGCTGATAAAGAATATGGTTTTTCAGTCGTATTTACATGGTATTATTCACCAGATACAGATTCCACAAATATAGAAGCGATGAATATGGCACAAAGGATGATTGACTGGATAGACGAACAAAATAGAAGTGAAAATTATCCGGATTTTGGAACGAACTGTAAGATGAGAAAGATAGAGTCGCTCCAGAATATGCCGAATCTTGCAACAGTAGACCTTGAGAACAATTTGGCACAGTATATGGTCCAGTGCCGTGTTATCTATTTTGAAAAGGAGAAATAATTATATGAAATTAAATGAACTTATGAAAGGCTATGCAATTAAACCTGAATATGAGGGCTGGGTGACAAATGATGATTATGTATTTGCAATTGATTTAGAGCCCAACGCATCAACACCGACGACTGAATCTAATTATGCTGTAGTAGAAATGGGAATTGCCGGTCTTGATGCGCAGCTCAATCCAGTAACACAGGATAAACAGTATATTCGCGCAGGTCAGAACACAATGAAAACAGGGACGCAACGTTCTTTCGCAGTTACTGGAGATAGGTATGCAGGCGATGAAGCACAAGACTTCTGTTTGTCACATGCTATGAAATATGGTACAGGAAACGGAGTCGTAACAAACTATGTGTATTTTAATATTTTGAATGGCAAAGGTGAAAAGGGGCAGTGTTCTATTATCGTAAATTCTGATGGTTCTGGTAATGCAGGGGAGTCTTCTGCAATTGACATTGAATTCAAGAAGATTGGTGTAAATCCGGCAGAATATACATTTACACCTGTTGCACCAACATCAAAGTGAAATACACCGGTTCAAGAGAATATTAAGGTATTAGAGCGAGAAATGGAGGATGAACAAGATGAAAATGGTGGAAGTCAAATTGTTAGGAGTAGCGTTGCAAGCAGATTTATTGAATCCAAAGGTAGTACAAAAATTTGAAACAAAGTTTGATGAGACCGTAAAAAGAATCAAGGCTGCAAGCTCCGAAATGACTGGAAGCATAGCAATTAAGGAGCAGTGTAGTGCCATCATAGACTATGTTGATGATATATTTGGAGAAGGAAGCGCGGAAAAAGTATTTGGCAGTGAGGTGGATTTTCTGACATGTCTTGAAGCTCTTGATGAAATGGCTTCGTTATATCCGGAACAAGTAGCGCCTATTATCAAAAAAAGAACTGCAAAAATTAATCAGAAATTAAAAGTGATAGGCGAATAATGGTATTCGACATTATAACGGGCGGTCTTCCGGAGTCGGTATCTGTTTGTGGTATAGATTACCCGATAAGAAGTGATTTTACCGTTGGTATTTTATTTGACAAGGTATTAAGGAGCGGCAAAACTAATGAAGAAATCTTGATTCATATGCTTGAGCTATATTATCCCAATATACCCGCTAATATTAAGGAAGCCATAGAACGGATATTATGGTTCTATCATTGTGGGAATATACCAGAAACGAATACCGATAATAAAAAAAGATATCATAGAAAAGAATCATCAAATGCACCATATGCGCTTTCTCAGGATGCTGCTTATATTTATGCATCATTCAAGGAGCAATATGGTATCGACCTTACTCAAGAAAAGATGCACTGGTGGAAATTCATGGCGTTGTTTGAGTCTCTTGGCGAAGATACGAAGATGAGTAAAATAATGTACTACCGTACTGTAAGTACATCGGGACTTTCGAAGGAACGCAGGGCCTTCATTAACGATATGAAAAACCTATATAAGATTAAGTCCGAAGCGGATGAGAGCAAAAAAGTAACACTTGATATGCGAAATCAGCGATGGAAGGACTATGTACAAAATAGGCATGAAGAAATAGTAGAGGGTAAAGGAATGGCAGATTAAGCTCCTGCCGCCCTCATAGTAAGCAATTAAGGCACAGCGAAATGCGGTGCCTTTTTTGCGTCACAGATAGGAGAGCGACGCAAAATGGCAAGTGATGGAAGTATAAAAATCACAACGGAACTGGACAATGCCAAGACTGAAAAAGCAATGGCAAAGTTTGAGGGGACAGCTAGAAAAGGGCTCACTGGTGTAAAGATTGCTGCCGCCGCGGCTGGCGCAGCATTTACCACAGCGTTAACTGCTACGGCCGTATATGCTGTAAAAACTGGTATTGAATTTGAAAGTGCATTTGCAGGCGTAAAAAAAACAGTTAACGCTACAGATGAAGAACTCGGCATAATGCGGCAGGGCATAAGGGATATGGCTAAAGACATTCCTCAGACAGCTTCTTCTATTGCTAACGTAGCAGAGGCGGCCGGCCAGCTTGGCATAAAAAATGAGAATATAATGGGGTTCACACGTACGATGTCAGACCTCGGCGTGGCAACAAATATGAGTGCGACGGAAGCGGCTACTTCTCTTGCCAGATTAGCAAATATTACACAAATGCCCCAAGAGTGCTTCGAGAATTTAGGCTCAGTAGTAGTTGATTTAGGGAACAATTTGGCAACTACAGAGTCGGAAGTTGTGGAAATGGGTTTGAGGCTTGCTGGAGCAGGGAAACAAGTCGGCATGAGCGAAGCGAAAATCCTTGGACTTTCCGGAGCAATTTCTTCGGTGGGCATATCAGCAGATGCCGGTGGTTCTGCAGTATCCACGGTAATGGCAAAAATGCAATTGGCAGTAGAAACTGGAGGGGAGTCATTAGAAGAATTTGCCTCAGTTGCGGGAATGACCGGGGAAGAGTTTAAAACTGCTTTTCAGCAAGACGCAGCTCAAGCGTTAGTATCGTTCATAACCGGTCTGGCAAACATGGACGAAAGCGGTAAAAGCGCCATTGCTACACTGGACGAAATGGGCATTACAGAGATAAGGCAGAGAGATGCATTATTAAGACTGTCCGGAGCTGGTGACGTACTTTCGAAGAGTTTGGATATTGCTACACAAGCATGGGATGATAATAATGCGCTAACAAAAGAAGCTGAGCAAAGATACGAAACTTTAGAGAGCCGTATACAGATATTTAAGAACAATATTGCTGATTTTGGAATTTCAATATATGACAATATGCGGGAGCCGCTCAAAGTTGCGGTGGATGCGGGCATAGATGGTGTGGGGAGATTACAAGAAGCCTTTGAGTCAGGCGGAATAAAATCAGTGGTAGAAGAAGCGGGAGACATTTTTAATGATTTTTCCGATAAAGTCTCTGAGTCTAATGAAACAGTTGGTAATTTAGTTACTCCAGTAAAAAACATTGTAAATATAGGTGGCAATCTTGCAAAGGTAACATTTCCTGCAGTTGTAAAAGCGATTGAACTCTTCACAAAAAATATGGATGTTGCAGTGCCATTGGTTACTACTGGTGTGGTGGCATTAAAATCTTATAATTCAATAACAAAGGCAGTTACAACTGCTACGAAAGCTAATGCCGCAGCGACTACGATTTTGAACCGCATGGAAAAAGCTAATGCACTACAGACAGTTGCAATAAATGGCGGACTTACGATAAGACAGACTTTAATGGCACTATATAATGGGCAGATAGGAGTTACAACCGCACTTACCGGATTGTGGACAAAAGCACAAACTTCGTTGAATATAGCAATGAGTTCAAATCCTATAGGCATTGTAGTGACGGCAGTTGCCGCGCTTGCTGCAGGTCTTGGGGCTTATGCACTAATCACGGATTCAAGTGCCGAGAAAACGGACAAACACGCGAAAGAACAGGAAGAACTGCGTGAACGAGTTGAAGAAACTACAAAAGCTGTCAGAGAAGCAAAAGAGGCGCGTGACGAGGCTGTATCTGGCGTTTTGGCTGAATCAGCGCATACTCAGGAGTTAGCAGATGAACTTAGGGGAATCGTTGATGAGAATGGTCGAGTAAAAGAAGGATATGAAGCGCGAGCTGCATTTATCACTTCTACGCTGGCAGAGGCGCTGGGTATTGAGATAGAGCTTGTTGATGGACAAATTCAAGGGTACGAAGAATTAGCCGGGGCAATTGATAAGGCGATTGAAAAGAAAAAGGCAGAAGCTATATTAAGTGCTTATGAGGCAAGCTATAATGAAGCAATAAAGAACAGGAGCAATGCATTAAAGGACCTGCTTTCCAGTCAGGAAGCATCGGCAGAAGCCTCGAGCAAATTAGCTGAGAAACAGACTCAATTGGGAATAGCAAATGCAAAGGCGAGAGAAGAAGAAGAGAAATATGGTCAAGTCTCTGATGTTACTGCCGCGCTCCAAACTGGCGCCGCCTATGCTGTGGAAAAAGCAAAAGAAGCCTACGAAGAAGAACAAAAAGCCCTGCAGGAAGCAAGTGATAGCTACGAACATTATAATAGTACAATTCAAGCTTATGAGGGACTTAGCGCGGCTATAATTTCGGGAGATTCTGTTGCTATACAAGATGCCCTAATGGCTATCCAGACAGGATTTAAAACACATGGCCAAGCAACAGACCAAGAATTAAAAAATCAAGCTGTTAAAGCAGGAGAAAATATGGTCCTTCTTGGTGACGCAATTAAGAATGGAACCATAGCGGCAACAGACAGCGCCGTAACCGAATTTGCTAATATGTCAGCAATGAGCCTAGCAGAGCTTGCAAAACTACCCGGAGGAGCGGCTGCTGTTGCAAAAGACATAGACCCGGCCATGCTCGGACAACTGGCAGCGTTATCTGGCTCGCTGAATAATGAGTCGCGGGCCGCTGTAACAAGTTTCCTCGAAGGATTGAAGGGCGTAGATGAAGGGACTCGGAAAAAGTTTGAACAGGCTGTACAAGGTGCTATAGAAGGCTCTGAGTTTGGTGGTGAAGTTGCTGCAAAGGCAGATGAACTCGGATGCTCATATTTGGATGCGCTAGCTGCGGTATTGCAAGTCCATTCTCCATCAAGGGCCGTACATGATATATTCAGTCAAGTCGTACCCGGTGCGGTAGAAGGTGTAGAAGAGGGAAAAGAGGGCCTAATTCAAAAGGGAGTCGGACTTGTTACTGATTTCTTGAACGGACTCAAATCAAGCGGCGGTGAGTCAGAGGCACAAGGAATTGGCTCACGTATAATGCAGTTCTTTGGTATTGGGGCTGCATCGCAGGCAGGAAATTCAAAAGCGTCCGGAAAGGCTAATGCAGATGCGGCAAATGCTGGAGCTGGTTCTGTGAATCCGGTAAATACTGGTGGCATTTTTGGACGATTATTCAGTAGTGGAATATCTGGTATGTTGGGTTCTTCGCAAAATGCTGGGCGAAGCAATGCGGACGCAGCAAAACGTGGAGCAGGCTCAATAGACCCATCCACAACAGGTACTTCCTTTGGTGGCAGATATGCATCTGGAGTTAGTAGCAAATCTGGTGCTTCGCATAAATCAGGTCTGGAATTAGCGCAAAATGCAAATGACGGTGCAGGTTCTAAGGATAGTTATACAACGGGTTCCAACTTTGGTTCTGGATTTGTGCGTGGGATTGGTAGCTGGATATCAAGTGCGGCATCTAAGGCGGCAGAATTGGCAAAATCAGCGTTAGATTCTGCGAAGAGAGTACTTGGTATAGCATCTCCATCAAAAGAAATGAAAAAAGTTGGGCGATGGTATTCACAAGGATTTGGGTTGGGTATAAAGCAGGAATCAAAATCAGCCACAGATGCGGCAGAAGAGCTGTCCCAAAATACATTAAAAGCTATCAATATCAATGAAATCTCACAAAGATTAAAAGATATTGACGTACCTGATATAATGTCCCAGATATACGCTGTTGTGGAGGACCAGCATAAAATTGTAGCTGACAAAATCGTAGTAGAAATAGAAGCGAAAGAGTTGATGAAAGAGCGCAAGCAGGCTGATGAAATAAGCCGCAATGAGTCAGTACAGCAAGTAATAAATATTTATCAGCCAGTAAAATCACCTATTGAGACAGCTAGAGAGTTGAAAAAAGTCGGGAGGGAGATTGCGTTTGGAAAAAAACAATGAAATCATTTTTACATTTGACAATGGAAAGGAAGAGCTTGTTATCGATGGCTCTTCCTTTGATGTTATCGACTATGATGGGATTGAATCTACTGATTATGAAATAGTAACGGAAGATAATATCAACCATATCGGGGCAAGAGTAAAGAGAAAGAAATTGCTTAAGCGTCTTATATCAGTGGAATTTGATTATGTGGCAATCACATCAATTGAAGAGGTTGCGGCACAACGGCGTAGATTAACCAGATTTTTCACACCTTATTCAAGCGGTTTGCTTACCATTAAATTATTGGGCATTGATAGACAAATAGAATATGAGGTCCAAAAGTTTAAAATAAATAATAAAACAATTTGTGAACCATTATCCTGTCTTGTAGAACTTGTATGTGTTAACCCGGAATTATTATCTGCGGTAACTGTTGGGCAAAAAATCATGACACTTGTAGGAGGATGGAAATGGAAGTTCAGTCTCCCATTTAGGATGAAACAATATGGTCCATTGAAAAAGAACATATACATCGATGGAGATATGGAAACGCCGGTGGAAATTTACTTTCGGGGGCCAGCGGTAAATCCAATGATAAAGAACCATCGGACCGGAGAACACATAAAAATCATGAAGACATTAACGAGTAATGACACGATGTATATAAACACTGCGTACAGGCAGAAAACCGTCGAAATCGTCAATGGTAATGAGCGCGAAAACGCATGGGATAACTTGGATTTTTCTTCTAAATTTTTTTGGCTGTATCCCGGCGACAACATGATTGAATTTTCCGGTGATAGTGAACCGGAGAAGACGCGAGGTGTAGAAATATACTACCGGGAACGGTATCTTGGAATATAGGAGGGCATGATGCAGGAATGTGGATTTTTTAATGGTGATTATGAGTACGGACAGGATGAATTCAACCGGTACTTTGAGAACCTCTTCGAGAGTGGGGTCAGCATAGATGATAATGGTGAAATGACATTGAAGGTAACAGCAGGGACTAATGCGGTGACGGTATCGAAAGGTTTCGCTATTATCAAGGGATTCTATGATTATAATGATTCAGACTTGGTATTGCCAATTGTCCCAGACGCAAACTATGAAAGAATAGACCGTATTGTTGTGCGAGTGAACAGATTGTCCGGGCCAGTTGAGATAGTGGTTAAGGCGGGTGCGGCAGGGAGCAATCCTAAAGCACCCGAACTACAGAGAAGCGATAATGTGTGGGAAATATCCCTTGCAAAAATTAGCGTAAGGCCGAATGGAAGCGTTGAAGTAACGGATGAGCGTTTTGATAGTTCTGTATGCGGAGCCATCCGGCCGAAGAACCTTACCGAATACAAAGCTATGGTAACAGAATTTCAAAAACAATTTGATAAGTGGTTCGACGCACAGCAAGGGAAAGGCTGGCGGAATATCTTTATACAGCCGGATAACCCCGAAGGGAGCGTGACGGGAAGCATATGGATACAAGAGCAGTAAGATTTTACAGCCCAGACTTTCGGATGCTCAAAGAGGTAGACGATGCCGTTGTCATTTTTACAAAACGCTGGCATAGTTACGGTCAATTTGAAATCCATCTGGACCGGATGGAGGCATACATAAAAAAAGACAACCGTGTCCTGTTTGATGGTGATGAGTATAAGAATGGAATCATCAAATATATTTTCGAAGATACAGATGGGAGCGTTACGATTAAAGGCTTTACATTGTTGTGGCTCTTAAAAAACCGCATAACGGTTCCAGACGCTGGGAAGGACTATGTATACTACAATGCGCCCGTCGAGGATATCATGATAGATATCGTAAAAACAAATGCGGTGACTCCTGTCAACGGCAAGAGGAAACTGGAGCGATTTGAGGCTGTGGAATCCCTTGGGCGTGGGGAAAAAATGGCCTACCAGTCGAGTCATACGGAGCTTACCACTTGCTTAGAGGAGCTGTCAAAATATTCTATGCTTGGTGTGGCCGTAAGGATGGATATAAGGAATAAGAGATATGTATTCGAGGTGTTGGAAGGTACGGACCGAACAATACAACAGAAGGAACGCCCGCCTGTCGTATTCCGGGAAGAATACGATAATCTTAGTAATACCACTTATACAGTTAATGACAGCAACACAAAGAATTGTGCATATACTGCTGGGCAGGGAGAAGGAGCAGACCGGGCTATTTATATCGTTGGCGATGAGCTTTCCGGAGAGAGACGGCGCGAGGTGTATGTGGATGCAAGGGATGTAGAAGATGCAAGTGAACTTCCGGAGCGCGGTGCGGCAAAATTAGCGGACATGAAGCTTGAAGAGAATTTTGAATCCGAGGTTGATTCAGCCGATTACGGTAAAAAGTGGCAGCTAGGTGATATGGTGACCATTATCCATGAAGAGAGCGGCCTAACGCTGAATGATTATGTGGTTGAAATTGAGGAAACGATGGACAGGGATGGTTACAGTGTCATTCCAACCTTTGGGGTGCCAGAAAAGGGGCTTTCTTCTGGTAGTAGCAGTGGGGCGGGATTTGGCGGTGGAGGCGCAGGAGATGCGCGGTATATTTATACAAGGTCCGTTCCTGCAGAAGTATGGGAAATCAATCACAATCTGGGTAAATTTCCTTCCGTTACAGTAACAGACAGTGCTGGAACTATGGTCATGGGCGATGTTGTGTATATAGACAGGAACAATCTGAAACTTATTTTTATTGGCGGCTTCGCTGGCTTTGCGTACTTGAATTAGGAGGCATAGATGAAAAATTTACAAAATATTGATTTGAACAAAAATGAGCTGCAGAACGCCAGACTACAGAACCTTGCGGCGGCTCCCGAAAGTCCGGTCGAAGGACAATTTTATTTTAATACCATTGATAAAACAATGTATATGTTTGCGGGCGGGGTGTGGAAGAACGCACTATACTCCTACACAGGTGAGACATTCACGACCGCATTAAAACAAAAACTTGATGCAATTGCATCGGGGGCAACAAAAGTCGAAAAGTCTTTGACGAATGGGAATATAAAAATAAATGGTTCGGAAGTGGTTGTATATGCACATCCGGGAAGTGGTACAAACCCACACGGAACTACGAAAGGTGATGTAGGCCTAGGGAATGTACCTAACGTGGCTACGAACGACCAGACACCGACGTATACAGTGGCCACAGCATTAAGCGCCCTGACATCTGGAGAGAAGCTTTCAGCAGCCTTCGGGAAGATTGCAAAGGCGGTTACAGACCTGATAGCGCATCTGGCCAACAAGAGCAATCCCCACGGTGTTACTAAATCACAGGTAGGACTTGGCAGTGTGGAGAATAAATCCTCGGCGACAATATTGAATGAGCTCACAAAAGCAAAGATTGTTGAGAAATTAGGATTCACGCCGGCGCAAATCAATATCGGCGCTGATGCAGACAAGGGTACGGCAACCGGAAGCAAAATAGTGTATATAGCAGCCGATACGAAAAAAATCTGGTTAGATAATGCGGCTAATGCATGGGTGCAGGTAGGGGGGCAGGATACCATAGCGTGGGGGAGCATTACAGGCAAACCATCTACTTTCACTCCTCCAGTCGCTTCCTCCACACAACTAGGCGGGATAAAGGTCGGAGAGAATCTGTCCATGACAGGGGGAGTGTTGAGCGCAAATAACAACCCATCGAGCTGTCTTATCAAACAACAGCGGTTCGTGGCTACAGAGGGACAAAAAACATTCACGCTTACAAGCGGATATTACCAGCCGGGACACGGCGGGCTTTCTGTGTTTATAAATGGCGTAAAACAAAGCTCTGGAATCTTCGTAGAAACTTCAAGTACGGTGTTTACTTTGAAAAGCGGGGTAAATGCAGGCGATGTTATACTTGCGGAGTATATGCAGTTAATTAATATAGAACCGTATCCGGTGCACGGCGCAGAACATATAGCCGGAGGGGCTGACCCAATACCAAATGCGACGGGAAGCGCCGCTGGCTTGATGAGCAACACAGATAAGACAAGAGTTGATAATCTCTATAAACGGATTGCCGCATTTGCGGTTACAACTGGGACAACGAGCGCGTATAAGGCATCTGTTCCGGGGGCCGCACTGGTGTCAGGAACGATGATTATTTTGATGTTCAACGCCGCAAATGCCGCAAATGCGACACTCAATGTCAATGGTCTCGGTGCAAAGCCAATCTATTATAAGGGAGCAGCAATACCAGCTAGCCGCGCGCCGGCAAATGCAGTCATACAACTCTTGTATGACACGACGCAGGTTAGTACTGGAGCATGGCATCTGGTCTATAGCTATGACAGTAATACGACGTATTCCCTCGCAACAGCAAGCGCGAACGGATTGTTGAGTAAGGAAGACTTCGCAAAATTGGCGAAAGTGTCAGCGGCAGAGATGGATTGTATAGCTGGCGTGACATCAGATATACAAACACAGTTAAATGGGAAAGCGGCATCGAACCACGGGAATCACGTACCTGCCGTACAAACAGCAGATGCACGAAAGTTCTTGAGAAATGATAATACATGGCAAAGCCTTCCGGCTGGCACTACTGGACAGACAGGAATTGTACAACTAAATGATAATATTAACAGTACATCGGTAGCGCAGGCGGCAACTGCGAACGCGGTGAAGAAAGCTTATGATAAAGCAAACCATAGTCATCCATATATAGCGACTTCGCAGAAAGGTGCTACAGGGGGCGTAGCTGAATTGGATGCTGCGGGAAAAGTACCAGCGTCTCAGTTGCCTAGTTTTGTCGATGATGTTATAGAAGGATATTTGAGCGGAGGAAAATTTTATAAAGAGTCTGCGCACACGACAGAAATCAGTGCAGAAGCTGGAAAAATTTATACGGACCTTTCCACCAATAAGGTCTATCGATGGTCTGGTAGTGCTTATGTAGTCATTTCGGATACTATTGCGTTAGGAGAGACAAGCTCTACAGCATACCGCGGTGATAGAGGCAAAATAGCTTATGACCATAGTCAGCTCAAATCCGGGAATCCACATGGAGTGACAAAAACAAACGTAGGTCTAGGCAACGTCCCGAATGTGGCTACGAACGACCAGACACCGACGTATACAGCTACGACAACACTTTCTGCGTTGACATCCGGAGAGAAACTATCGGCGGCATTTGGTAAGCTTGCTAAAGCTGTAGCAGACCTAATTACGCATCTCGCTGATACGACAAAACATATCACGGCGGCGGAACGTACTACATGGAACGCTAGGACAAAGAAATACAGCGCCGATATTGGGAATGGTACGGCCACGGAATTTACGGTCACGCATAATCTTGGTACGCAGGATGTGACTGTCATGCTTCGGGAGAAAGCATCGCCATATGAAATGGTTCTTTGCGATGTACAGATAACAAGTACATCCGCAATCAAACTGCTTTTTGCTGTAGCTCCTTCGGCGAATCAATACCGGGTGACGGTTACTGGATAGGAGGTATTATGAAAGGTCTTTTTAAGTATCTTAAGGTTAATGGATATGACGTGTACCATAAAGGTAATAAGCCTACGCCCGCAGAGATTGGAACTTACACAAAAAATGAAATAGATTCAAAAATTACAAGCAGTAATGGAACTAAAATAACAGTATCCACAGAACCGCCTACTACTCATGTGGTAGGCCAAGTGTGGTTACAGATTTAACGGAGGTAATACTAATATGGGAGCAATAAAAAAGAGTAAATTTAAGGTGGATAATGGTACTGATTTTGACACTATACACTTTGAAACATCATCGGAACAGATAACAGATAAGATTGTTTCGGTGGATGATTTGGAGCTTGTAACAGAACCGGGGTTTCTGGTTGATGCTCTGGTAGCTAAGCGGATAAATAGCAATTTAACGGCTTTAAATAATAATTTAGGATATGAATTAGGAAGTAGCGGATATACATATTATAAAAAGTATAATGACGGTACGCTCCTAATGTGGGGTATCGTAAGTATTGGCTACACCACTGGCTCGGGGACTATTAATTTCCCAATTGCTTTCAAGGATACTCTTTCTTATCAGCTCTTTGTGCAGCAAAAGTATGTGAGTTCGGCGTATGTATTTGAGATTATATCAGCGCAAAAAATGACCGGAAGTTTAGCAAACGTGTACAGCCGGAAGTATCCTACCACAACTGATAAGGTTGAGACACATGATGCCGACTGGTTCGCAGTAGGCCGTTGGAAATAACGCATAAATAAAATTTACTTCCAGCGACCGACCGCTATAATACTGATATCAGTCAACAATCCTGACGTACTTACCGGGTTGCAGAATGTCAGTCCTACCGATTGTAAGTCACTAGATGCACGTATGCTCGCCACATATGTCATACCTGCGGAACCGGCAGAAGCGGCTATCGAAGGTTTTGTAATGAATGCTTTTTCAAACTCGAAATATTGGGCTCCTGTGTGATACACAGAACCATATGCCGTGCTGTAGTTGTATGTTGCGCTCTTGGCAATCCAGCATAGTTGCGTACCATCTCTATAACGTACATAACCGGCGCCAGATTCTACGATGCCTCCGGTGCCTAAATTGCTATTTAACTGTGCTAAACTCATGTTTCTTATAGAGATTGAAAAGATGTTACCTGTTAATCAAGAGCCTCAAATAGGCTCTTATTTTTATGTGCGACGTCGCACAGAAAGGAGATTCTATGAAACTTATTTTTAATGATGGCGCCGAGCTGACTATTCAGCAGGCTTATGTCGACTCGGCCGGTGCTCTTCGAATCAAAACAATCAGCGCCACACAGGAACAGCTCCGAGCACTGTTCCAAGACACTGTCAAAACGGCAAAAATGACTGTCGAGGAGATGGGGCAGACTCAAGCCGTGTATGAGGGATACACGAGGTATGACGGAACAATGGTCTATACTGGTGGGATTCTTGAGCCCTGTTTGTACAAGAAGGGCGAAACGCCGGCGGAAATCATGGCGAAACTTCAGGCTGAAAACACAGAGCTAAAAGCACAGAGCGAAATGCTCACAGCTTGTATGCTGGAAATGTCAGAGCTGGTATATCAGTAATGGTAACTCTATTAACCAATTTAATCATATTATTCACACGAAAGGAAGGTATAGAAATGATGGCAATGTTATGGGCACAGCAGATTATGTTAGGTAAGAAAACTTATGGACAGGTACCTCGATTGCTGAAGGAGCAGGTACGCGAGATTCTGGTAGACTCTGGAATGGAAGAGCTAACAACAGAAACTACACAGTAGGAGGCAGCATGCAGGTTGATTTCGGAACGCTATTAACGGTTGTATCCGTTTTCTTTGCGGTATATTTTGCCGCGAAAAATAATAACAGACAACAGGACGCGGATGTCAGCCACAGGGCATCCGAGACGGCGATGATTAGTCAAAAACTAGACAATATTAATGACGACACCAAGGAAATCAAGAAAGAACTCACGGATGTGAAAAGGAATGTAAGTGAGCTTTCAGAGCGTGTAATTATTGTGGAGCAGTCCACGAAATCGGCGCATCACCGAATAGATGATATGGAAGGGTACGATGAAAGTGGACGGAAAATAAGAAGGAGAAGAAGGCAATGAAAAATAATCAAAAGAAATGGTTAAAAGCGGCGGCGGTACGAGCTGTTAAAACGGTAGCACAGACCGCTGTAGCAACAATTGGAACCGCAACGGTACTCGGAGAAGTAGATGTAATGATGGTTGTTTCAGCATCCGTATTGGCCGGAGTGCTGTCCCTGCTGACAAGTGTGGCAGGCTTGCCAGAAGTAGAGGAGGAATAGAGGCATGGCAATAAAGATAGTTCAGGTCACATTGAATGGACAGACCTATGATGCAACCTATGACAGCGCATCGGGAAAGTATAAGGTCACGCTCACAGCTCCGTCTACGACATCTTACAATCGGGATGGACATTATTATCCACTTACCGTAAAAGCAACGGACACGGCGGGAAATATAACCACTAAGGATGATAAGGACAGCACCCTTGGCAGTAGCTTGAGGTTAAGAGTCAAGGAGACGGTCAAGCCAGCCATTTCCATTACATACCCAACAGCAGGCGCGGCTATTATCAATAACAAGCCAGCATTCTCGTGGAAAGTCACAGATGCTGGAGCCGGAGTCAATCCAGACACTGTCGGAATCACAATTGACAGTGGCGTCCAAATTACAGGTTCGGCTATTACCAAAACTGCAATATCAGGCGGCTATCAGTGTACTTATACGCCGTCTACCGCACTCTCTGACGGAAGTCATACAGCCAAGTTCGATGTATCAGACTACGATGACAATGCGGCTACGCAGAGTAGTGTAACGTTCAAGATTGACACTGTACCGCCGACTCTGAACGTTACAGCACCGACGGATAAGCTAGTCACCAAAAATACAGCCTGCCCTGTAACAGGTAATACCAATGACATCACTTCCAGTCCAGTATCTCTAAAGGTTAATGGGACGACAGCAACAGTCAACGCGGATGGTACGTTCTCAACAACCGTCAATCTGGTTGAAGGTTCTAATACAATTACGATTGTGGCCACAGACAGTGCAGGAAAGAGCACGACAGTAACCCGTCAGGTAACACTGGACACCAAGGCCCCCGTCATCAAGTCTGCGAGCCTATCCAAGAGCACATGTACAACCGGAGAGTCCATTACTATCCTCATCGAAGTAGAGGACTAGCTATGGTTGCGAGGGTGTTCGGTAGGATAGATGGAGGCATAGAAGTGGCTTTTAAGCGGGAAGGGAGCTCCTATATATTGGAGTTCCCTAAAAAGCTCAATAGCGGGAACTACATCGTAGAGGTGTATGCAGAAGATACGGCAGGGAATGTGGGTTACTATAGTACACTGCTATGTACAATTGACCCAAGCGGAGCATGTGTACATCTTTCACCGGCCAGATTCTTTTTATGCCCAGAGACAGAGTCGGTGATATTGAAACCAATGAAAGAGCAAGTCCACTTAGAAGCTATTTCACCGGTACAATGTAGAGGAGAAGGATAATGATTAAGTTTTTGAAAGGCGAAGATAAGCACGTAAAATTCCGTGTCCACTCTGCAAAGGGAGAGGACATGATTGTGGAGAGTGCTTTATATAGATTCGCACGGTATGGTGATGAAGAGGCATCCGGGAAGTGTGAGATACTTAACGACGGCCAACAGACTATTCTGGACATGAAACTGTATCCTCGCGAGATTGGCATGTATGAGCTTGAGATAACATATATCGTGGCGGACGAGACACTGAAGCACAGGGAAGAGGTGCAGGTAATATAAATGATTGAGATAACGGAGGTTAATCTGTCAAAGCAGACGGCTGAAACCGGTGAAATGGTAATTGTCACAATCGGGGTACGGGAGACACTTGACTATCCATACGATTATCCTCATGATTACCCGATTGTGTATGTGGGAAATGGACAATAGGATATGTGCGGTGGCGCACAGAAAGGGGAAAAGTTATGGCAAAATTATTTTTGATTGCAGGCCACGGAGCAGGAGACCCGGGAGCCTGCGGAAACGGGTACACGGAAGCGGAAAGAGTAAGGGTACTTGCAGAGCGGATTAAAGTACTTGGTGGTGGCAATGTTATGCTTGCCGATACGAGCCGGAATTGGTACAAAGACAATGGTATCAGTCATCTGACTATCTCGAAGGAGTATCAGATTGCAGAATTGCACATGGACAGTTCCAAATTTAAATCAGCGCGCGGGGGTCATGTTATTATCAACGGTAATTATCCTGCGGATAAATACGACAAGGCTTTAGCTAATTTCATAGAAGATATTTTACCGGGAAGAGCTGAGAAGATAGAGCCAAGAACGGACCTTGCAAATCCTAAAAGAGCTGCGGCTAAAGGGTATAGCTATCGGCTTGTTGAATGTGGTTTCATTTCTAATGCAACAGATGTGGGAATTTTTAATAGTCGTATGGATGACATTGCGCGAGGTGTGCTGAATGCATTTGGAATACCCCCTTTAGGCTCGAATGCTGGGAACAATACGGCTTCCCCGGGGAATGGTACAGGAAGTTTTCTTGTCAGAGTCCTCTGTGACCTCAATATCCGGACAGGACCCGGAGTCGGATATACAATCGCAGGATGCATCAAGGACAAGGGTACATACACCATTGTAGAAACCAAAGATGTTAACGGCGTACCATGGGGCAAGCTCAAGAGCGGAGCCGGCTGGATAAGCATCCACCAGAAGTATGTACAGAGAGTATAATAGAACACCCCCTTCTCCGTAATGGATTAGGGGGTATCATTGTTGGTTTTTGCCCTTTGAATTTGAATTTCTCGCCCTATACGAATTGCTTCTTTGTCCTTATCAGAAAGCATTTCGTAGGCGGCTTTCTCAGCCTCGTATTGCTCAATCTTTGTTTTGAGGCCCGTGTCCAGTTCTTCCGGCAAGGCGATATCTTTCAATGACTCATCGGCTTCTACTTCTTTGATTATCTTGTCAGCTTCTCGCGTCAACTCATTTTTGAGGAGCTTTTCCATACGTTCATGTTCATTCTCCATGTTGACCACCACCTTATATAACAATTATATATCCGTAGATGGGAAAAAGAGATGGAAAATATTGGCAAATAAATTGGTCTATATTGTATCATCTACATTGAAAAAAGTTATAAAAAATCAATACCGTTTGCAACACGTTTACAACAAAAATGCCTGCAAATGGCGTATTTACGTTGAATATCGTTAACCATTTCTTAAATCAAAAAATTAACAAACAATTTTGA